GACGCCTTACTGCATAAAGAGTACGTATTAGAAAAGTATCAGTCAGGACAGACCAGAGGTAACACTCCAATTCCAGATAAGGTTCCTTTCCAGTTCGAAGCTCCGAAGTTTGAGAAACCGCAAAACAAGGAGTTGTCACTACTCAAGAAGATTAGTGATTTAGAAAGTGACCATCCAGCACTCACCTATATAAAACAACGGAAAATTCCTGAGAAACATTGGGACAGATTGTATCTCTCAGATAAATTCTATGAGTGGTCCCGAAGAATGTTTTCTGAAAAGTTTAGGAGTATAAATATAGATTATCCACGGCTCGTCATACCCTTCTTTGACAAGTCAGGAAAAATGTTTGCGTACCAAGGTCGTGCCTTTGGTAACGAAACTCCTAGATACATCACACTAAAACTTGTTTCGGAAAAAGAGAAAATCTATGGACTTGAACGCATTGACTTTGATTCTCATGTCTTTGTGGTTGAAGGTCCAATTGATTCTCTCTTTATAGACAACTGTTTGGCGGTTGCTGGTGCCGACCTGAACTTACTCAGGTTAGAACCTACAACTACAACTGTAATTTACGACAATGAACCAAGAAACAAGCATACAGTAGAGCGTATGTACAAGTCGGTGGATAGAAATTACAATGTTGTAGTATGGCCAAGTGATTTGGATTGTAAAGATATTAACGACATGGTAATGTCTGGAGACTATAAGGATATTATGGGTTTCATAGAATCTCGTACTTTTAAAGGTCTGGAGGCTTACCTAGAAATCAAGAAATGGAAAAAGATATGAAATTACCCACCGAGTACCAATCATTTATACATCTTTCAAGATATGCAAGATGGGATTATGACCAAAAACGAAGAGAAACATGGGAAGAGACAGTAGATAGGTATTTTAACTTTTTTAAAGAACATCTCAAGGAGAATTACAGTTACGATGTTACTGAAGAGGAAACAAAAGAGTTAAGAGATGCAGTACTAAAACTAGACGTTATGCCATCAATGAGATGTTTGATGACAGCTGGAGATGCACTTAAACGAGAGAATGTTGCAGCATATAATTGTTCGTATATTAAAGTAGATTCAATTAGGTCTTTTGATGAAGTTCTGTACGTTCTTATGAATGGAACAGGTGTAGGTTTCTCTGTAGAAGAAGAGTACGTAAATAAGTTACCAGTAGTTGCAGAAGAATTTTATGAGACAGAGACAACAATTGTAGTACGAGATTCAAAACTAGGGTGGGCAAAAGCATTTAAAGAACTTCTTGGTATGTTGATAATAGGACAAATACCCAAGTGGGATATGTCTAAAGTCAGACCAGCTGGAACTCCGTTAAAAACCTTTGGTGGTAGGGCATCGGGTCCAGAGCCATTGGATAGCTTATTTCAATTCTCAGTGAACTTATTTCAAAATGCAAAAGGAAGAAAACTCAAAGCCGTCGAAGCTCATGACTTGGTTTGCAAAACCGCAGAGATTGTGGTGGTTGGTGGTGTACGGAGGAGCGCTCTTATTAGTCTTAGTGACCTCGGCGATAGAGAGATGCGATACGCCAAGTCTGGAAACTGGTGGGAACAAAATGTGCAAAGGGCTCTCGCAAACAACTCCGTCAATTATAAAGAAAAACCAGACGTTGGAACTTTCATGCGAGAGTGGTTATCCCTTTATGATTCCAAATCGGGTGAACGAGGTATCTACAATAGTATGTCTGCCAAACAAACAACCGAAAAATTAAATCAAGAAAAGGACAAAGATGGCCAAAACATTATTCGCAGAGATGCCAGGGAAGATTTCGGCACAAACCCTTGCTCTGAAATCATTCTACGAAGTCGAGAGTTCTGCAACCTTACTGAATGCGTTGTCAGAGGAAGGGACTCTCTTCAATCTCTCAAAAAGAAAGTTCGACTTGCAACTATCCTTGGCACCTGGCAGTCTACGCTCACTAATTTTAGATACATTACAGGAGAGTGGAAACGCAACTGTGAAGATGAGCGACTTCTTGGAGTTTCCCTCACAGGAATAATGGATAATGCCATTACAAATGGTAAAAAGGGTGGACTTGACGCTCTTGGAAAAGATTTGGAAAAACTCCGTGAGTTTGCAGTCGAAACAAATAAAGAATGGTCAGAAAAACTGAACATCAATAGGTCAGCTGCAATCACTTGTGTCAAACCATCGGGAACAGTTTCTCAATTGGTTGATTCTGCATCTGGTATTCATGCAAGACATAATCCATATTACATCAGAACTGTAAGAGGTGACAACAAAGACCCTCTGACACGTTTCATGAAAGCTGAAGGGTTTCCAAATGAACCAGATGTGACCAAACCAAATAATACTACTGTATTTTCATTTCCAATGAAATCACCAGATGATGCAGTATGTCGTATGGATATGACAGCACTGGAACAACTAGAACTATGGAAAACATACCAAGAATACTGGTGTGAACACAAACCTTCTATAACTGTTTCAGTAAAAGAAGATGAATGGATCAAGACTTCTTCATGGGTGTACGAGAACTTTGATAGTATCTCTGGTATATCATTTTTACCTTTTAGTGAACATACTTACAAGCAGGCGCCTTATCAAGATTGTTCACAAGAGGAATATGAATCTGCATTAAAAGAAATGCCCAAAAATGTCAATTGGTCTAAACTTGCTGAGTACGAAGAGCAAGATTACACTGTAGCTTCTCAGGAACTTGCCTGTTCGGCAGGAGTTTGCGAAGTGGTTGATATTCCTTCGGCATGACTACAGAAATAGATATTGAATGTCAAGAATGTAACGCAACATATACGCTGAAACATGATCTAAATACTTCCAGATACATGATTAGTTGCTGTCCGTTTTGTGGAAGCGACAACATTGAAATGGAAGAAGATTATGACGAAGACGAAAGTTGGGATTGATTACAGTATGACATCCCCTGCAATTTGTGTGGGTGAGGGAACCTTCACAAGTTGCAGGATACAATTCTTAACTCCTACCAAAAAATTTGCAAAATCCTATCTTGATGGTAAAATCAAGGGTTCTCACTTTGGAACTTGGCCTTCTGAAGAGTTTCGGTATGATTACATATCGAACTGGATTGTAGCTCAAATTCCTGTCCATGCAGATATTATCCTAGAAGGATATGCATTTGCAGCTAAGGGACAAGTGTTTAACATTGGTGAAAACACTGGTCTACTCAAACACAAACTCTACAAAAACAATCTTAATACACAAATAGTCACTCCTACCGAAATCAAGAAGTGGGCTACTGGTAAGGGGAATGCATCCAAGACAGATATGTACAATGCATTCGTTGACCAGACAGGTGTGGAACTCAAAGACATTCTTGAGTGTGAGCCTGAGTCTAATCCTCTATCGGATGTGGTTGATGCATTTCTCATACATACTTTTATTCGTTATCTAACGTAAATAAAATAATCCAAATAATAAATAAATGTATTGATGACTTTTCAAAGGGGGTGAAATCCCAGAAAGGAGATACGATGGATTTGTCACTTTTATATCTATGGGTAGGCTTTTTGCTAGCCTCATATTCAGTAATAGCAAACGATTCAGTTCAAACATTGGGAACTTGGATCGCATCTAACTCAGAAAGATTTAGATGGTATGTAATGTGGGGAGCCGCTAGTTCGGTTCTCCTTTTTACAATATGGTATGGGTGGTCTGTAAATGGTGGTGATATATCATACGGGCGACTCAATAAAATTCCATACCAACCCATACAATGGTATCATGCCGTTGCACCTTTGATTCTTGTACTTCTTACAAGATTTGGTATTCCAGTTAGTACAACCTTTTTAGTTCTCTCTGCATTTGCAAGTACAGTCGTACTAGAGAAAGTATTGTTGAAATCTGCAATGGGTTATCTGGTTGCAGCTTCAGCCGCATACATCATCTGGTGGGCAGTTGCAAAGTATTGGGAAAATAAAGACATACCCGAAGACCACAAAAAGTGGTGGAGAGTAGGTCAATGGTGTACTACAGGCTGGTTATGGTTCACATGGTTGTCTCATGACATGGCAAATATTGCTGTGTTCCTTCCCAGACAGGTTCCACTTGATATGATGATTCTTATCAGTATTATTTTTGTAGGTGGACTAGGGTATATGTTCTATGAGAAGGGAGGCAGGATTCAGGAGATTGTATTGACTAAAACAAACACAAAGTATGTGAGGTCTGCAACTCTTGTGGACTTGATATATTCCTTCATCCTCTGGTATTTCAAAGGCTACAACGACATACCAATGAGTACGACATGGGTTTTCGTAGGGTTACTTGCAGGAAGAGAACTTGCATTTGCCACGATAACTGGTAAGTACAAATTCAAGACTGTATTTCCATTGATTGGAAAAGATTTTTTCAAGATGATGATTGGTCTTGCATTGTCAATGGTGATTGTATTCTTGATTCATGGTTTTTCCTTTGAAGGATTAGCTGCCAAGTAATAATCCTATATAATAAAGAGGGGAGTTGTTCCCCTCTTTTTTCTCTTGACTTTTGCAATTTTTTGTTGTATCCTGAGTATGTCAGGGTTGATATGAATGACCTTATAGATACTATTAAGAACTTAGTAGAACAGGGTCAAGGAGAGATTCAGAGAGTTTACATGGGAGGCTCTGAATTTGAAACTTGGTTCCTATATACAGGTGATAAACCTATTATTTTAGGTGACTTATCTCTAGATAAAGGAGATATGTTTGACTTAACTTACTGGAGCGTATTTGACTATGAAGAAGAAATCTAAATCCCAAGATGAGTATCTGAAAGCCCTTCTTTCTGAAAAAGATACTCAAAAAGTAATCTCCCATTTGGTCGATGAATTGAAAAGACTTAGAGCTATGGTTCGTGCAATGAAAGAAGACCAACATTACTCCAGAGAGATGTGGACAGTTAAAAAACTGGAAAGAACTGGAGAACTTCCCTACATTCCCCTGCCAGGAGAACACAAACTTTAGACTTGACATTTGAGAAAATGTGATGTACAATATGTTTGTACTTAATTGATAATCCTAAATTATGAGGACTTATGGCGAAACGCAATATTTCTGAAGAACGAAAACAACAATTGAGAGAACAATTGGAAAAAGCTCGTGCAAAGAAAAAACCAGCAGAGTACAAAAATGTTCACTCATCGGTTCTTGCCCTTTCAGAAGATTCTGAGTATTCTTTTAAGAATGTGAAAGAATGGATTAAGGATAACAAAGAACAAATTGCAGCCTTGAACAAGTCTGCTCGTAGTTTCAGGACAGACCCCAAAGATAAACAGAAAGCTTCAAACCTTGCAGAATCCAAGAAAGCGTACATACGTATGTGTGAACACTACCTGAAAACAGGTGATTGGATTGCAACCCATTCTGGTAAAGAGGAAGGACATAAAGTTGTTCCCAGAGTCACCACAATGGCATATTATCCAGATGGGACACCAAAAAGAACTGTAGGTTATTGGTATCCCGATATCGAAGCTATCTGGACAAAGGAAATGGATGGGCAAAGTCCTACAGTTTCCTAATAGATATCAACCAGAAAATCCCCCAGAAGTTGACACAGACGCTGCAGAGACAAGAGAAAACTTTGCATGGTGTGAACAACTTGCAGAGGGATTGATGTATTCATGCCTAAAAAACCTACAGCAAAATGGTGTGAATATTGTTGATGAGGGAACTATTGCTCAGTTGTCTTTTCTGGGTGAAGTTCTCAAGTCTGTTACCTTTTATGAACGTGATATACATCATCCATTGCAAGACCTTGCTGATAGATTTGTATCATTAGGTAACACTACAACTCCAGATGGTCAGATGGCCATCAAAGGAGATTTTGATGTAATATCATTTAATGAGTGGATGGAACATATTGATGAAGATTTTGATGATGAACCAGACCCACCCATTGCAGTCTAATGCTAACGTAGCTCAACTGGTAGAGCAGCTGATTTGTAATCAGCAGGCTGGGGGTTCAAGTCCTCTCGTTAGCTCCATTCCCCGATAACTCAGTTGGTAGAGTGGGTGACTGTTAATCACCTTGTCGCTGGTTCGAGTCCAGCTCGGGGAGCCAACCTAGTTTCATTATGAAAGGAATTATGAAACAATCACATATCTATATCTTAATCGCTACAGTATTGTCTCTGGCGTTATCCATCTGGTTATTCTTCTTTATGGATAGTCCAGATGCAAAACTCTACGGAATCTACGTAGGTCTTTGGGTTCCTTCCATCCTTGGAGCTTTTCAAGTAATTGAATCGGGGAAGGAAAATGGGACTGATTGATTTCTTCAATGACCCCAATAGTGCCGTAATCTTTGGTTGCGGCATTGGTGTATCTGCAATATTCATAATCGGTATAACTAAAGCATTATACGGACCAAAATGATTTTTATGATGATGTTTGTCGCTATGGTAATCGTAGCGGTGATTTCTCTAACTTCTCTGGCATACTATGCAGTATGGCCCAAGAAGAAAATACAGCACAATAAATGTCATACTGACAACATGAAGATTAAAGACCTTCATGGACACACTGAACCTCATGTATAATTATGATATTAGTTG